AATTAATTAACAAAACTCGGTTTAGGGCATTCAAAAGTGCCCTTTCAAAGGGGGATGCCCTAAATTGAGTGCTTACGGTCTTTATCGTCTGATTGCCCCCATATCTCATGTTTTTGGATATATGCACTCGTCAGATTTTTTAATAATTTACTGCGTTCTTTCTTGAATTGCGAAGAATGAAACTCGAACAAAGACATTAAATCCGCATATTGTGCAGGAGTTAATTCAAAACCAATTTCGCCCTTATATTCTTTATAAGTCGAATTTGATTTGTCTATGACTTGAAAATGGCATTGATGAAGAATCTTTTTCAATTCTTTATCTGAACCTACTTTAATCCAACGCCATTCCGCTTTTGCATCGCATAAATCATCAATGGTTAAACCATATTTTTCGAGCATATTTTCAAGTGCTCTCCGGGCTGCTAATGCTTCACCTTTATACCCTTGCTCTGCCAATATTTTAAGCTTTTGCAATCGGTCTTTTATCTTATCAGGAATTATATCAGTTTCACTCATTACTATTCTGTTATTCGTTAAACTCTATTTTCTGCTGCAGCACTTCATCTGCGTAATATTGGTCAAACCCTTTGTCACTTATCCACCAATTAAAACCAAATTCGGCATCGGTAAAGTTGTGGTTGATATATCCGGCATCAATCAGCTTTTGTATGGTCTGAATCCATTTACGTTTCACATGAGGAAAACGCTGGCAGTCTTTTCGTTTATCCTTGTAGTTTGACATCGGACAAAGAATACAACCTATTCGCTTATATCCTTCATCGTACAAAGAACAATGCTCTATCTTATTCCCATTCAGAAAATCCCACACGTCTCTGTCAGTCCAATGGATAATCGGAGAAACAAGAATCTTGTCTTTGCCTCCGACGCAAGTAACCATCTGTTCTTTGTGTTCTGAAAATTGGTCAAAGTTCCCGCTGAATTTATGGTTGCTTACCTCAATCTCTTCCCGCTTAGAACGCCTTACGCTTTCTGCCTTACGAATGCCGATTAGAGTTACTTTTCCTGCGCCAGACATCTCTTTGTATTTTGCACAGCACCAGCGTAACCGTCGTGTCGGAAGAAGGTGTTTTTTTAATGCCATATCATAGATAGACATCTTTGGTTTAATCAGTTCCACATCCGGATAGTTCCGTTTCACGAAACGAATCACATCCGGTGGGTCAACACTTGTAAGGTTCATGTGAGCCTTAAATTTCACACCTGCCATCTTTGCAAGATGGTACAGGACTTGACTATCTTTTCCACCGGAGAATGCAAGATAAAAGCCGTTCTCTGGATCGTAGTCTAAAGCCATCGCCTCACACTTCTGAAGTAAGGCGATGGAGTAATCTATTTTAGATTGCAGATTCATTTAGTTCTTCTATTTTTCTATTACATTCCACTCACTTTCCATAATCACGTATCCACACTTGTTACAGCTATGCAGGAATGTAGGAAATGGAGCCGTAGTGTAGTCCTCAATAGCTATCTCTATGCTGCCACATTCCGGACATTCAATCTTAACCTCATTGATACCTATATACTCCCAGAAAGAAAGCTTCCCTTTCATGTTCTCGATGGGATTAGCAACAGGATGGGATTAGCCAGTACCCAGTTATAAATAGGATTTTCATAATATCCTTTATTATTAGTATCGGTTTTCTCTGCCCAGATAGAAGGATGATTAATAGAACAACCTATTATCTCTACGCTGCCGATGATAGAACCAAAAGGCATATTTCCAAACATAGTTTCTATGGCTATCGTTGCAAATGCTGCTTTCGCCTGTGCATCCGTTAAATTAATGCTAAACTTTCTACCATGAGAACCGGCAGCATGAATAAAAACTCGTTGCCCGATATACTTCCTTGGACACGGCCAAGTGCGGTTTTCAATGTCTTTAATGCCGTGGACTATGAGAGATGCCCACGGCTGTTTGATTGTTATTGCTTTCATGATTTCTTTTTTGTTTTTATTAAAAGTACTCACCACACTTAAACCCTTTGCGTGGCATAAAATCTCTGAACTCACAACTTCTGAAAACTTGCTTTTTGTCAGCCCATCCTGCCAAGTCATTCTGCCATTGAGGGACTATTTGGCGAGGGGTGTTAAAGTCTCTGTAAGGCTGGGCGTGAGGAAGAAAGCGACTACCCTTATTTCGCCAATGATTTATACGCTCAAATGATTCTTTGAAATCATTCAAGAGGATGCAGTAGAAGAAGTATTCTCCTTTGTATCCATATTTATCAATCAAGGCTGTTGCACGTTCGCATTCTGCTATCTGTCCAGGAGTGTCACAACCAAAGCGAATACGTTTTATCCATTTGACCTTTGCAAGAAGTCGGGCCACTTCGTCTGTTACAAGACGGGCATCCAAACCTTGGTTAAAGTCCACTCGAAGTTTTAATCTGATAATCTTTTCTATCTGTTGTAATCCATATTCGGAAGCAAGCACATTGTTGTCCATCAGGATTATATTTTTCCGATTATTAACTGCTATTTCTTCGATATCCATATAAGGAGCGATCTTGCCTTCTTTAGCAGGTACAATACACCATTTACATTTGTTTGGACAACCACGGGTGAGAAAGCCGTAGGCTGTTTTATCATCAATATTATAGAGTGAATAATCGGGAACCATGCAGTCTATCTTGCCCGGGAGAACTTTTGAAATATCATAGCCGGTACCTCCTTTTTCAATATAATCAGCGTTGGTAATCCACTGTTGATAATCTTGCGTGAAGCTAAACACCTTAGCCATATAGACTTTGTCATAATGATTGAATGGATTATACCACTCAACCAGATCTTCTTGTAGCTTATGATAGTTGCTAATCTTCATCAGTGCAAGATTAGGATAATTACTATCTACTGCCAGTATCCCGATGTTCATTTTAATTTGAGATTTTGTTTGTTGATAACTTCTTGACACTCTCTCAGCTTTTTAAGCAAGAATTTACCCGGTTGATTGATACGACCTTTTTTGATTTCAGCAATTAATTTTTTACACTCTTCGAATAATCTGGGGTCTTTGATATACAAGCGTATTGAATCCGCATCAGATTGTGTGAGGTTTACTAGTAAGAAAACATAAATAAAATAATTTTCGTGGGACATAACTTTGATTTTCCCAGTTCGTTCCATTTCTTGTAACTTCTGTAGGATTTCATAGAAGTTACACATGGAAGGATTTTCTAACCATTGTTTGACGAGACTCAAACCAATAGATGATTCTTTCCCGTTTTCGGTTAGGCGCATAGCTTCCCATACATCATTCTCATTCACGCCAGGCTTTCCTCGTAATGCTGACTTTATATCAAAGTATTTTTCTGAAGAAGGAGACGAAGTTGTTCTTCCTCCTCTAGTCGACGAAGCGCCCCCGTGAGGGGGAGTTTGAGGAGGAGTTTCTTTTAGTATACTTTCTTTTAGTTTACTTTGTGGTGAAATGTCTGCATTTGTCTTATCAATGTTTACATTTTCCTCTAAAATGTGCACATTAGGGAATTTCGATACATCGATAAGCAAAAAATCACGTCGGGCTTCAACGCATTGGCGACGCTTGACTGCTTCAAAATAACGGCTTTGTATACCACGAGAAGTTAATATCTGGAACCTTTCAAAAACCCCTTTATCAAAAAAGGAACGTTTGACCAACCCCTTTACAACTTCTTTCACCAAGTCCGAAGCAATGCCGGCACCCACTTTCCGCGAGAAAAGCAAACACTCGTCATCACCCCATTGGTAGTAATAGCCTTCTTTATATATTTTGCAGAGCAAGCGAATAGCAATGTAGGCTCCCTTTATGCCAAATTCACCTTCTATAAGTGCTAACTTGTCATCATCGAAGAAATCAACGTTAAATGAGAAATAATCTATACCGTTTGAATTAGCCATCTGTGTAGGTTTTAAAATGCTCAATTATTGGCGGGCACTTGGTTAGTTCAAAGTGAATGCAGAATCTTTTGGAGTCTGCTACTAACCGTCGTCCAGACCGTTTACATTCTGAGATTATAGGGGTATTTCCCCATTGTATTAATCGCCTCTTGCGACAATCAATACAACGTATTGCCTTTTGTTTATCCATTGATTACATGTTATTCAAATATTCTTTTATTTCATGTATGAAGTCTTCAAGAGAACGGCAGATAACATATTTGTTTCCTACCGCTTCAACTTCCTTCTGCCAGAGTTTTTGAGAATCACGCTGAATGCCGTTAGGTGTTTTCATTTCGATACAAAGTGAAGCATACCCATTCCTGGGAATAAGCAGTATCAAATCAGCAACACCTGCAAGGGCACCTTCAGCTTTCAGCTTACCACCGGTCACCTTATCACGTCTGCCACCATTAGGAACAGCAAAAAGAAGACTTTGCAGCTTAGGGTAGGCCAAACGAAACCAGTCTATACAGGCGCATTGAATTTGATGCTCAAGATCAGCTGGCTTCTTACGAGAGGGCCGGTTACATTCCTGCTCTAAAAACTCATCATAGGTCATGGTTATTTCTCTTTAGCCTTACCTGAACCTTTAGCACTCGGCTTTTTCTTTCCTTTGGGAATTTCTTCCGAATTATCAGGGATAACACGGGTATTACGCCCTGTTTTATCAATGATAACAGCCTTGCCGGCTACTGTGATTGAAGTCCTGCAGTTATCAGGCAAAGAGGTGATGAAATGACTTACAACAGGAGAATTTGCAGCTTCTGCTATACTGTCGATGTGATCTGCACGCTCTGAATACGGGTAAACATCCATAAGAGGTGTCTCAGATACTGACGAGATTATATAATCTGCCATCGTACCTTTCATACCTTCATCCAGCTTCTTAACAGCGTCACGTAGATCGGCAGCTTGTACTAACACCATAGTAGATGTTCTCTTTTCGGCACCACTTTTTTCATCCAGAGTAATGTAAACTAGTTTGCACTTGAACCAGCGGTCGGCAGCTTCTTCTTCACTGGGAAACAGTTCGCTATAGTTAGCGCGTTTGATATCCGATACAGTGAATTCTCCTGATATGAACGGTGTCATTTCTTCAATAATACGGGCCTCGGCCTCGGTGAAACTAAGTGCATCAACAAGATAAGGTTCTGTGACCTTCTTGTTCATACCATTTTCCATTATTTTCTCGTAACGGATTTTACATTCAAACCATGTGTGTATCATTATTTGTTTCTCTTTTTATCCTCCATGGCACGCTTCATTTCGCTTTGCGCTATACGGAAAGGGCGAAGGGTGAACTGTGTCATTTCGGGGTTATCAATATTCTTTTCAATAAAGTACGCAAGGGCTTCCACGATAGCCCGTTGAGAGGATGCTTTAAGCGATATCTTTTTCACAGGACTGCATGAATGCCGTGGCCAGTTCGTTGAAATAAAGCTGGTCTGTGGGTATGTCATCGTCGGCAGCCATTATTTTATTGGCTATGGCTTTCTTGTCGTGGATGATGCCATAGAGACGGTGGTCGATTGTACCTCGCCCTAACAGGTAGTAGCAGGTTACATTATCCTTTTGTCCGATACGGTGCGCACGGTCTTCGCATTGCGTACAGTCCGCATATGTCCAAGGGAATTCTATGAATGCTACATTACTGGATGCTGTGAGGGTAAGTCCCACACCGGCGGCTTTGATGGAACAGATGATAAGCTGCACATCTTCACGTTGCTGGAAAGCGTCAACGGCAGCTTGTTTCATGATGGAACTGTCGCGCCCTGTAACACTTACAGCACGAGGGAAGGATTTCTTAAGTGCGTCGACAATATCATGTAACGAACAGAAAAGAATCAGTTTCTTTCCACTCTCAAGGAACACCTGTACAAAGTCTATTGCTTGTGCAACTTTTCCCTTTGCGGAAATGGAACGTAGGGTCATAAACTTAACTAGGGCTTCCATGCGCATCTTGCGTCGGATTTCTCCTTCAGGACACTGCTTATACTCACGCAGATATTTGGCAAGGTCTTCGGCTGCAGTATCGTACTCTTCGCGATTAGATATATCTACATAGAGGTCCACTCGTGTCTTATCGGGTAGTTGAGTGAGCACCTTGGATTTCTCCCGTCGAATGAGGCAACGACTAAATAGTTCCTGGCTTAATTGTTCAAGATTAGAAGCGGCTTTTTCTCCTTGTGCATAATCAAGCAGAAACTGCCCCTTGCCACCAAATTCATTTAAGCGATCCATAATGGAGAGTTGGGCTACAAGGTCAGAAGGACGATTAACAACAGGAGTACCGGACAGAAGTATTATCCATTCTTTTCCGGTACATATTCCTTTAACGAATTTGGTTTGTTGGGTAGAAGCATCTTTTACACGATGGCTTTCATCAATGATTATGCTCCGAAACATAGATATTTGTGGGCAAAAAACAACATCTTTCAGACGAAAGGATTTACCACCTTTGATATCCCAGACAAAGTATTTGCGCAGGCTCTCATAATTGACAACAGCAACATGGAACATCTTCATTTGTAGAAGATACGGCCATGTGGTACGATTGGCATTATCAAGAACAATTGCTTTCTTATCAGTAAATTTCTCTACTTCCCGTTGCCAGTTAATTTTAAGAGAGGAAGGACAAATGACAAGTGCAGGGTAGGCGCTAGCGGCATTGATGATTCCTATAGACTGTAATGTCTTTCCTAATCCCGGTTCATCACCAATGAAAAGGCGTTTCCACTTCAACCCTTGAATTATTCCTTCCAGTTGATAGGGGTAGGGGGTGATTTTGAGTTGATGTTTGATTACTTCCATACCTATCTCAGTTTTTGGGGTTTGTAATTCCAGCCATTCAGTTCATACACCCTTTTGCGTGCAGCTTCACGGTCATTATAATTAGGTTCGTTGGCAACGGATTTTGAGGTTGTTACTTTCCCGTCTGAGTAATCGCATTGATATATGCGGAAATGACGCCCATGTAGGGCATAATGATATTCACCTACTTTCATGATATTGTTTTGATTATTTAAAACGTTCTATTTCATCAAGTAAATCTTGCCGGTCTGTACCACGGAGATAGAGTTTTAGGATGATATCTATACAACGGTGATAGAAACGTTCAAATTCTGTTTCATCCATTGCAGCGAAAGATATACTCTGAGGATTTATATACTCACGAAAACCATGACGAACAATTGAGTAGAGCCCAAGGTCCATCTTTAGGCAGGTACGCATATCTTCCTCGCTGTAGATGTTTAAGGCTTCATGTAGATGTTCTGGAAGATTGTCGTAAGTGAGACGTACCAATGCGAAAAACTTTTTATGGAACTCATAGTTACGTGGTTTCTTAATATCGCATAGAACAGTATCACCTATTTTTAGTCGTTTCTTTTCGTCATAGTCAGAATCATACATTGGTACAAGACCCAGGTCTGTAACACGGCAATATATTTTCATTGTTAACTTGCAAGATTGAGACACCAGTATTGGAATGCCAGTTCTTCATATTTCTCTCGTCCACGGATATATATGGCATCACCACGGTTAATATGTTTCTTGAATACGAGGCAGTTCTTTTTAGAAATTGCATAAATGAAATCGAGATTACTGTTGGCAATATCCATGTACCAGGCGCGGGAGCGATCCCAATCGAAGAAATCCACGGCTTCATCAAATTGTTTTTGTGAAGTAGCAAATGTGGTTTTAAGGTCGCCACCGAAATTGCATGCGGATAAAAACCAATCCCATTTACAACGCGTGTCAAGAGTAAATGGGAAACTCCCGTATTCAAACTGTTGTGCTCTATTGACCATGAACCGCTGTGTATCGGATAACTCCAGAACTTTGGCGAGAAATTCATCTTTTCGAGCTTCCATTTGCAGGGATTTGTGCATTTCACGTGCGAGCTCAAATTCATCGGCTGTATATTGTACATCATCTACAGTGTATCGATATATATTGACCCGGGATGGTTCTGTGATAATAGCATCTACAAGTGAGCCAAAACGGAATGCAGCTTCTTTATCGCCAAATTGTTGGCGTGGATGAAGCAGATTCTTTAATTCCGTGAGGTCACTATTGCTGACCTCACGGCGATTGTAATATTCATCTGGGTTATGATTCATACTTTACTTGGCTTTAACTTCATCCTCATAACTTATGTGTTTGGATTGAATATAGTGCGGATTACTCTTATCATTAGCTAGTTTTTCACAAAGGGTTATTTGTGATTTGAATTTCTTGCTTAATTCATCAACTGTGAGCTTACACCCTTCAGTAGTCCACCATAAATTTATCACATCAAGAAAACCAAGAGAATTTTTTATCACTATCTTCTTTTTGACTTGTGATTTAGGTTGATAGGAAGGAGTTGCTACAGCTGCTTGTGAGAATAGTTCTGTCATTTCGTTTTGCTGTTGTTGTACTTTAAGTCTATTTCTCTCTTCCTCTTCTTTGCGCAAGCGTTCTTCTTCACGTCTGCGAGCTTCTTCAGCTTCACGGAGTTTCATTTCTTCTTCACGTCTGCGAGCTTCCTCAGCAGAAGCCTGCGAGATGGCTTCCAACTCTTTTTTCTTGGAAGGTAGCATAAACAATATGTTGTCACGATTTTCGCCAATGTCAAAACGGTACTGTTCTCGGAACTTTGGAAGTAATCTAGTCATTACCTCTCTCCGTATTCCTAGAGAATCGTTTGTACTTAGTTCTGCCGGGATCATTGCACCAGAAGGAAGTAATGTGATTTTGTCTTCGGACAACGTGACAGGGAAGTTTCTTATAGCTTTTTCTTGTTGCGAGAAGTTCTCCAGTGTAATATTATTGTTTAGCGTTGTCAGTTCATTGAAACTTGCATTTAGCATACGATTGAAAGATTGCTGGTAGTCTTCTTCCACTGCAAGACGGTATCTATTCTTTGCAGCTTCGATTTGTTGGCGAAGTGCTTCTTCACGACGGCGAGCTTCAGCTTCGGCTCTCTTTTTTGCAGCGTAGTCATTACGCATTTTTTGCAGTTTTCCAGGAACAGATTCCGCCTTAGTAGGATCAACGTCATTTTCCATGCTGGTGAAGACTGTACGTATTTCATCGAATAACTTCGTAACCGGTGAGCGTTTATCATTCATCTTCTTAACAGTATTCCGTGCACGGTTGATAAATTCGGCTGCACGTTGATCGAGTTCATCATTCATTCCTCCTGCCGCTTGGATATCAGCCAGTAATTTCTTACCTGTTTCAATGCAACGGTCATGTGAGATTTGATTCTCATTGTAGGATTGTGGAGCATTCTTCACAATCATTTCTACATTTTCTTGTTTTACTAATTCGTTACTCATGACTATATAATATAAGGTGTAACATTAAAATGCGCCATCGTCTGTACTGTTGGATTCTTCCGGGTTAAAGCTAACACCGGTAGAAGTGTCTTTCTCAGGGCCGAATGATTGCGGCTCAGGATTGTGGTGTTCTGCCACTTTATCCAGTTCATAGAAAGAATCAATGTGTGGAACGGATTCTTCCTGCTCTGTTGCAAGTTCAGTACCTTTGCCTATTCTTACTTTAGGGTAGGTTTTAAAAGCATGCTTGATACATTTTGCCATAAGGAATCCTGGGTCTATTCCTCCTTGATTGGAAGTATATAAAGCATTGGGGGTTTCAATGTATTGGTGTCTATTGTCGTCCCATTTTTTATTTTGTTTGGCTGAATAACCGGCAAGGCGATTCCAGTCTTCTTCAAACATTACAGAATAATCAATCGAACCATCTGTACGAGTAATGCGGAGAAAGCAAGCGATGACGTGATTAGAGTTGTGTGGAAGATTACAAGTATAGTTGATAGACTTTTTCCCATTAGTGTCGGAAAACGAAAATTTATCTTCTTCATATACTAATACTGGATTGTCCGCATACCTGATTTGCCCACAACGAGATCGGAGAACGAGTTCACCATAGCCGGAGATGGTAAGTAAAAGACGACCTTCATAGATGTTCTTTCCATTAGCATCTTTCCCTATGTTAGAATTACGTCCTTGAAGATAACATAGTGCACGAACACCTGGCTCAACGGAAAGCCCGCAGACAGCTAAGTCAATAAAGGCAGTAAAGATGGAAAAGCGTGTTACAGCATCGCATACTTTCTTGTTGTCAGAAAGGAAACGGGTGAAATGAATGCTTTCTCGCTCATAGGCTGCTTCGCCTGTACCTTCACCCCAAAGAGTGTCGTAGATTTGAATAAAACGTTGTTTTACTGATGCTGATTGCACGATGTCGAGGGGATTCATTTGATTAATCTCTTCGACAGTAAGAAGAATGTTACTCATGATGTAAGTTTTTTGATTGTTTATAATTGAATTGTGAGTTTCATGAAAAGTAAAAAGGCAACACCAACCCGTGATGTCGCCCTAAACTAATCATGAATAAACACACTACAAGAAATGTCATAAGAATCTATGTTATATCTTTCTTGATTTTAGTTTATTATCTTCGTACAGTTGATAGATAACATTGTCTATTGAGCATGATCCAGTGATATTACGTTGTCTTATACCTATATCGTCTGACTCGCAACGACCGTCTTTGAATATGCAACCAGCGCATATATCACTTTCTACAGCTATTAACTTTACTGTCTTTCCCGTATCTTTGACGGGGTGTTCAAAAATATCTCCTGCTTTCATGTTTACTTAGATTTGAATAAAGGGCATATCCAAATAAAAATAAAGTGTCGAATTTTAAAATTATTGCTGAAATGGATACTCCCTTTGATTATTAATTACTACTTTTGTTTTTGTCGAATTTTTAAATTAACAACTATGTTTACAGATGATCAAAAAAGTAAAATGCAAAAGAAATTGGATGATATAAAATGTCCAATTTGTGGTAAGGACTACAAGCTTATTACAGATGTGCCTACGCATGTTATCAGTTTTCCAGAAACAAGTACGGGTTATGATTTTACAAAGGTTTCTTACATAACTTGTGTTTGCGTTGAATGTCTAAGTTGCGGGTATTTAATGCAGTTTAAAGTAGACACTCTGTTAAAATAGTCAATTCACCATCAAAGCTGCTCCCCATTTCGAGAGGGCAGCTTTTTTCTTAAATTTTTTTCATATTTATTTTATATTTCTTTCTTGTGCTTTCTTACAGCATTCAGATACCATGCAGAACTTACACCAAGACTGCAAGGTTTCACGTGTTTCTCCTTTACGTCGATACTTCAGGGGATAGAAGTAGTTCAGACGGAAGTATTTCCCGCAATGGGTGCAACGCTTATGTAGTACTCCGTCAATGTTCATATAGTTTTCCTTCCTTCTGCCAACAGGCAGACCGTCACTGTCGAGTATTATCATGATGCCAACTTTTGTTTGATTAAACCTATGTTCTTCCTCACAAGGCCGATGATACGTTCATGGTATTCAGTATTCTGATTACAGGCTCCACGGGATTGCACGATATCCAAAGTCTTTAAGTTGATTTCAATTGTTTCGATGCGCTTATCTCCGATACGGGCCGATAGAATAAGACAATCTGAGCGTTTCCAATAGCCATTGGCAAATACACAATGGTGCATGATATCTCCTTCTTGCTTGAATTCATCGAGAGATTTCAGAGGAACGATAATTAATTTGTTGTCGGATATTACCAGGTCTATAAACTTACCGATTCTCTCAAGGAATTTTTTTTCTGCTTCCTTCTGTTTTAGCATTTCCCGTTCCAGTCGTTCTTTCTCGGCTTTTTCTTGTTCCTTCCGACGCTTGGCAACGTAATAGTCATGAGCTTTGTGTAAGTTCTTGGGACAAACATAATAGGCATTGCGAAGATCTTTATTGTATCTTTCAAGTAATTGAAGGTAATCAGCATACATGCTTGCGTCTTTGACTATGTATTTGTTCCGGATGCAGATTTTTACCGTTGGCCAATATCTGTTGATAAAAGAGGCGTTACCATTTGTCACATACCCAAGTAAACTGTATTGCTTGGCTTTAAGCAGTGTCTCATTTTGGGGCTTATACTTTACGCCCTTTAGGAGCCAGTAAGGGTCAGCACCTTTGATTTGTCGGTTGACACCGTATTTCTTGTACTCATTCTTCCACTTTTGAATCGGATAGGTCATGTGTACATACACTTCATAATCAAAAGAGCTATATCCCATGCCCCGTGTCCGGATTTGCATCTCAGAGCTATGTGACCAACCGTCAAACATATATGCTGAATTCATCAAACGGCCTTTGGCTACTGTTGTAACTTCCTCATCATCAGACATCCATTTCTGCATTACTTCATCAATAAAGTAATGTGCTGGTCTCCCAGTACGATTAGAGCGAAGAACATAGATATATCGGAACACCTGATACTCCTCAAATTTATCTACGATGCAAAAGAACCGGTCTTCTTTATCGGTCCGTTTCTTAGAGGTTGTTATCAATAGGCGGGTACCGCAATGAGGGCATGTCTCCATTCTACCGTCTTTGATACCTGTATTATCGAAATACTGGCCGCACTCAGTACAATAGATAAACTTCTTTGTGCGGTAGCCGTTGTGACTGACTACCTTCTCTTTAGCCCATTTGTCGACTTCCAAACCGAACATGGGAAGGCGATTGTGAAGCTCCATTATTTTGAATTGGAGTTTTGTTCTTGGTTTCATGGCTTTAGAATAATGACATCTGTTGAACTTCGATTACTTCTTTCTTTGCCCGTATAGGCTTTTTCCTGAGCAAAGCATGTTGTTCTTCGGTCAGGCGTTTAATCGCTTCCTCACGTGCTTTTCTTTCATCTTCTACGGTTAGCTTCACTGGCTTTGGTGCAGATGATGATGTGGAAGTACGACAACCGGCAGGAAGCCTATTTATCTTGAGATTATCCTCGTCATAGTAGTGGACAGCTAACCCAAACACTTCTTCATCGGACATACATACGGCATTACCTCTTTTTTGGGCTTCTCCCATGATGTATGTGCAACACTCATCTATACTCTTATTCTTCTTTTTATAAGCAACAGCGAACAGCTCATCAGTCTTTGCACGCTCATCCAAATAAGACTGGATGGCTTCTTTCAATGGGTTTTGTTTACTCATGTTTATTGATTTGATAAGTACTTAGTTAATATGCGTTCGATCGCTTCGCCATTCTCTTCGTTGATCCATTCCTTGGCGACATTCCAAGCGATACTTTTTGAAGCTTTGAAATTATCTATTCGGGTAGAATGATGAGAGAGTCTGCCTTCGGTAGGTTTAAGGCCTTTGTCATGGAGTTGGCATAGTCCATCATTGAAGAATACACAGTATTCATTGCCGGCTTGTGCTTGTAGCATGGGAATGACGTTTTTGGTAACTCCCATAATGATACCCACAGCCCAATAGGTGATTTCTAACTTGTCACCGTATCCGGCATCAATGATTTTTTCAATGTCTTCAGGTGTTCCAAGACAAGGTGTGTGGCATTGTTCTTTACACAGTGAACATTTGCATTGGCACGGCTTACGTCCTGTCTTACGCATGATCCGCTGTAAGACAGTTTCTTTAATTAGTAAATTCATGATTGTTATATTTAGGAAAAGTTATAAGTTCATTAAGAAAGCCCGAACTTTTTCGGGCTCCCGATGTTCCTTACGGGACGGCTACGCTTAGTAGGATATACGGCTTCCTGATTATATATAGATGGCAATTATTCAGATAAAACCGGTTCCTATTCTCACGAACAAGACCGGTGCAATTTGGTAATTGTAATGATTAGGTTAACAAAGAGTTTTCTACCTTTCATACCAACTAACTCGTCCTCACGGATTATTGCTCCCCGCCAAGTTGCAACACTTACGAACCCGAATCATAGACGGGGCAGGGAGGGGGTATATATAAAAACTGGTTAGGGAATACTTTTTAAAAACCGCCTCGATATTCACATACCAAGAACGGGGTTATTAATCTAATAATTAATATCATGAATTTCTAAAAACAAATCTGTCTTCTATCTTCACAGACAGCAAGAACATTATAAACAAACGCATGGGTTAACAAAGGCGTTTGAAACCAAATACTATATAATTCATGTTCAAATGTCTACAAAAGCTCCGGGGCGGTTCCCCGGAGCAAAACACACAACTTCAGCTACTTCATAGTGACACCCATGTAGCTTTTCGGCGTCTTTCCGTCGTGTCAGCCGGAATAAATACCGGGCAGCCCGTAACTACATGGCCTTTTTAATCACTACTTCTGCTTCATCCATCCTAAAGGCTTGCGGAAAGCAAGGGATTCGAACCCTTGTAACCTTACGGTTAACCTGTTTAGCAAACAGATGCGATAAACCACTCTGCCAGCTTTCCATGTTCCCGTGCTCCGAGGAACACGGGATTTTCTTTATTTCTAAATTTAATATTATTGTAGAACACCAACTTAATGATGATTTAAAAGTCATACTTACTACTCTGATATACCTCTACAAGTTCATTATGATAGAAGCGTTTTGAGACTTCTACATAAAGCGTTTAGGCTACTCTTTTATCGCCCTCAACTCAGCATCTGCTATGTATATCAGTTTTTTAGGTGGGCACGACTGAAACCTTGCAAATCACACTGCCTATATCATTTAATAATGCTTCTCTTACCGGATTCGAACCGGTGACCTGCGCGATGAAAATCAACTAACCTTTAAACACGAGACAAACAACAAAATGAAATGCGCTGCTCTACCACTGAGCTAAAGAGAAGGTGGTCGGGAAACTCGACCTATTTATCAAAGTAATCTTGAACCGTTCGGGAGAGTTCCCTAAGTCTGGCTGTAGGATATTCTATTTTTCCAGGCCTTTTGCACGGCTGGATTTTTCCTTGTTTATACCAACGAAGTACATTACCTTTCCCGAATATCCGGAAGGCCTCATTCTGTGAGATATAGGGTTTATCGTCCGTATCCTCTTTTATAAAGGATGCAAGTTTGGCTGCTACGCTTGTAACGAACGTATCAAATGTCACAGATTTATCAATAAATTGAATTTCCATATACTCAATAGCTAAGATTGTCATAGTATTGCTTATTATTCATATATGTACGAACGATGTCTGTGTCCGTAGCATCATCACCAAGTATAAGCACGATTTGCTCATAAGCTTCTTGCGGCATTGTATAGAGGACTTCTTGATTGTAGTCCTGCCGACCTGCAATTCCTAACATTGCAAATGCCCCTACAACTGTAAGGATTATGCAGAGGATTCGGGAGATTTTATTCAGATCCATGATTTTTATGTTTTTATTATATGGAGAGAATGTACGTGTTACCTCTTAATAGTTAATGGTTTCTGTGACAATGCACATCCATATTCCTCAAGAGCTACTTTACGTATTAAGTCGGGTTGTTCCCCTTCGGTTGCAAAGCGGAGTGCATAACGCACTGTGTTCTCTGATACATTGAAGCGTTTAGCCAATTGGGGTATCACGCCTTTTTCGTACAAAATTCTGTGTCTAAAATATGCCATATTAAAAAAGGTTTATTAAATTTGCGAATTAACTATTCCGTTGAGAATTGCTCAATCGGTTGGTTGTTGATTACGAATGCAAAAATAAAGCAATGCAATAACTAAAACAAGAAAAATAGAAATAAAATATTGCAATGCAATTAATATAGAATGATTCTAAATAGTTAAATTATGGAAGATTCAGTAAAAGAGAGGCTTAAATTGTTTCTAAGGAATTATAATATTAAGGCTGTTGATTTTTGTAGGTCTATAGGAGTGTCTTCTGGATTTATTTCAGGGATGAGGGAATCTATTCAGCCTGATAAGCTAAAAAGCATTGCAATAAATTATCCATGCCTTGATATTGGTTGGCTTCTAACAGGCATAGGGGAAATGGAGAAAGTTGAATCTTCTAATTCTTTACTGATTGAAGAATTGAAAGCTGAAATCAATATGCTTAAAGGTGAAAATCGTGTACTCCGGGAACAGGTTGGTCTCGGAGAAAGAAAGGGTAGTAGGAGTGCGTCATAATTGATATTAAAACAGGAAGAAAGATACGTTGATTATTATGGATATTTATTATAATATTAATAATGATGAAGATTTATTAGTTTTAATGGAAACAGAAATTCTTTCTTCATTAAATGATTTCTGTTTATCTGTTTTATGTAAGGGGGGAATTTGGACTGATGTGACTGGGAAAAGAAGAGGGATTATTGAATCCTGGGAAGATGCATATAGATATTGTATCGATGGGTATCTTGTTTTAATGTTAGTTCAAATAATAAAGGCAGGGGATTATAAAAAGGAGGTGATTTATAATAAATATAGGGAAAAAGTTTATCCATTCCTAAAAAAATATGGATGTAGCGAAAAAGTTTTTGGGGAAATATTTCAGAATGCATGGAAATGCAGATATACAGATAATAAAACTACTATAAAAGATAGACGAAATGTAGAAAAAATAAAGGAAGTGGGTGAGTTGGCACTTAGAAATCAACCATTGTGGTTGCGAATTACAAATTGTAATATATTCCTATTTATATGGAGTATTGCTGTTTTTATAGGAGCTATATATATAGGAGATTATGTAGATTCAGAAGGTGTAAATTCTCCTTTTATTATCTCATTATTTATGATGTATTCTGTGTTTATTGCGGCTGCTTCAGGAGCAGATCTATATTCTTATTTTATTCCCATTTGTATTGCTCTACTTATGTGTGTATTTAATATATTATTTGAAGAACGTGCATATATTGCAATTACCACATGTAAAACATGGATGTGGATGGCCTTATTTTATCTACTTGGTTTTCCTATTTTATATATTAATTATAAGCGTATGAAGGACGCTAAAATAATATAGAATGATTTTATGTTATGGAAAAACTTTTATTTTATGCTTTTGGATACAAGGAATTGAATTTTTCCTGATTTAGATGTTTTTGTGCCTAATATATAAACAAATTTCGGGAAATATCAAGATGTTAAGATTTAATTAATTGTATAATACTATGAGGCAAAAGAAAGCTACTAGAGCGTCTAAAAGACGCGCAAGAAAAAAGCCTGAAAAAGGTTTTAAAGGATTAGTAAATCGTATAATTAGGGCGTTGCGTCGTAATAATACGCTGACCGTTATTAGTATTGTTGCAACAGTGCTTGTTGCTGCTATTCCTTTTGGCTATACTTTACTCAAAGATAAAAAGAGTATAAAAGTTTATATAGGTGATTTTGAAATAAAAGATGATGCTTATCTTGCCTTAATATATCTTTATCCTACATCTGAAGTAAAAAGTTCTAATTTAGTAGGCGTACTTCCTATAACTTATCAAAATAATCTGTCTAATAATGTGGAAAATTTTTTTAGTGATTTGTCAACTCAATTAGAGCCAATAATGAATGCGCCTGTATTAGATGAAATAAATACAATATTGAAGAAAGCTCCTAAGACAGAGTATAAAAAAATACGTTTTAGGGAAAAAGTAGAAGTTTTAGGGGCTGAAAGGTATACTTTTCTTAAAGGAGATGATGCTGTCATAAGATATATTATACCTAATTTTAACTCACAGACTCTATTTGAGACATATGAAGAGTTTACAATAGACACACAATGGTTTGATAAAAGTAAAAAAGAAGAATGGGGGGAAACAGTTGTTAGAGATTATTTTACTATTGATTTGTTTTATTCATATAAAGATATAGCAAAGTCATACCATTCAAATATTTCCATTGGTGTCGTTGATGTTAATAACCTTGATGATTTTGTCAGTTACATAGATAGTAGTGGGTGCTTTCCTTTTTATGCAAATTTGATTAATCCTGAATCTGGAGAGTATGTAACTTTGAATAAGTGCATATTAGTTGTCCCCAGTATCTTGTATAATGAATATACTGGGGGGTATAATATGGATAGGCAGAACTTAAAAGTTTATGAAATAGAATATAGTTCTAAAGACTTTTATTATAATAGACAGTTGACTATTAATGATGGAAGGAAGAAGAAGTGTATTTCTTTTCCTGATTTAGATGTTTCTACACCTAATAATGATAAACTACTTAAATATGTAAATGAAAAGACTTTGGAGGATATGAGAAAGGAACAGGGAAGGGATTAGAGTAAAAGGTATAACAAACTAATGATCAAATAAAATTATGAAGATAAAGCAAGACCGAGAGCTTTTAGGAATGATTGATAAATATAACAGTTTCTTGCAAGCGGAAAAAAGAATTTGTACTCCGGTGGTCGTTTCTAAAACCAAGGGAAATCATGAGGCATCACTTTATGCAAAGGAGGTATTGTTTTCTACCGAGCCTTGGGGAAATACCTTTGTTACATGTGAAGTCAGGAATAGGGACAATAAGGACTGCTCTCTTCAAATACTATCTGATGCATTTAAAGCGGCTGTTGTTTTGCGCTATGATACGGGAGGAGGCACTCATAAGAATGATGCTCCTCATATTCCATTGGCAGAACAAAGTGTTACGACTCCTCATTTTCATAAATATGATTCAAATGGGTATTTTCTAGCCTATAAAACAGATTTGCTTAATGACCCAAAACAAGCTGAGCATTTGTTTGATATTGAATTTGGTTTTCCGTATTTTTGCCAAGAAGGAAATGTATGTGCTAATGACAATCATGGTGTACCTGAAGTAAGAGTGTTCTATGATGGTGTGCTTCCGTTTGAGTTTGATAATACAGATCCGTTGGAAGGAATAAACTTTTAGACGATATGAATAGTATAATAAATGATATTATAGCTTCCTATAATTCTTTATGGAAAATAAAGATGCATGGGAATACTGTGGAAATAATTACACCGGTAGCTACTACTAATAATATATTCGTATCTGTCTTTTTGACACGTCGAGGTGAGGATTTTATTGTCACTGATGGAGGCTGGATAGATAGTGGTGTATATGAGTGCAAAACAGGAATTGAGGACCCATATTATCAGAAGCTATTTCTATATTATATGGATGATTATGAGATTCAGTATATAGAAGCAAAGAGCTATATTTACTATTATAAGAAGATATCTAATCCCAAGCTAGTTCCTAATTTGGTCTATGATTTATCTAGCTTTATTAATGCTGTTGTAAGTGCTTCTTTTATATCTTTTGAGGAAAAGAAAGAACGCGAGCACACGTACCGTTTCCGTCGTAATGCAACAAATTATATGAAGACATTGGTGGAAGATAAACATCTAAAGACAAATTGTTCTATCCATGAGGGGCTGGGACTTATAAAATTTAGTGCGGTTGTGTTCCGGAAAAATCGTATGACGCTTGTTAATTACGTTACAGGTTCTAATGAAAGTTATTTCGTAATGAGCCTTGGCCGTTCAAATCTGAATTATGATATGGTTGAAAAGCATTCAATTAATAATCTTGTGGAACGAAAGATTACATTAATGGATGATACGACTAAGATTATAAATTCTCCTCGTATAGTTCCTTATTTAGGGGTTGTTTCTTCTAAAGAGGGGCGGATTAGCTTAAAATGGGGAGAGAAGGAACATTTAAAGGAGCTGGTGGAGTAATGAAAATGTTTATTTGGAACGATATAATGGAATAACGAATACTGCTCAGAATGGCTCAGGGAGCTTTTAAATTACTAAAAAGTGATGAATATTGATACTTGAAAGTTTGGAAATTGATTAGAGGAATATAGCTTATTGCTGATTATCAGATACTCATGGCTGCGGCGCAGGCTGCTGTTGAGGAATAATTCCTAGATAGAATTATCATATTATAGCATTATCAGGCTGTAATTACCGGTTTTTCGGTGGTTACAGCCTGTTTTGCGCTTGGACGGTTCGTGCATTTGACCGCACTATTCGAGCCAAATGAACAGAAATGTTTGCTCTATGTTTACCCCGAAAAGCACCATGTTTTCCACTGTTTACCCCGGATAATTCTGATGTTTTTTAATATGTAAATTCAAATCGATTATGACGACATTAAAAGTAACCGTAAAGAGACCGAAGAGTGATGGACTTTATACAGTCTATATTCGAGTGACGCATGCGCGTAAGTCCGTTTACATAAATACCAATAAGGTAGTGGACGCAGCGCATATTTCCGACAGTGGTGAACCGACAGACCCGGTGGTAAAAGAACATTGTTCACGATTGGTCCGTGAGTATATGGATCGGTTGAACCGTGTGGACACAACCGCCTGGGACGTGAAGGAAGTGCTGGAGTATTTGCAAGAGACCAATCAAGATGTCTGCTTCAGCGAATATGCCCGGGAGTTTATCCGGAAGATGGCCAATGACGGGCATGAGCGTAATGCCAAGAACTACAAGCTGGCAGTAAACCATCTGGAACGCTTTGTGGGGTCTAACAAAGTTATGTTTAGCTACCTAACCTCTGCTGTTCTAACCCATTGGTTGGAGTATCTGTCCAAAACCAACCGGGCAAAGGAAATGTACCCCACCTGTGTCCGGCAGATTTTCAAGAAGGCTCTGGTCGAGTTCAATGATGACGAACGGGGTATCTGCCGCATCAAGTTCAACCCGTGGCTGAAGGTACAGATACCGAAGTCTGATACCACGACGAAGATTGCCATCAGTGCAGAAGCCTGCCGTGAGTTCTTCAACCGCCCCTTGCCCAAGACCAAGATGCTGGCTTCTACTCCCGAACTGGGAAGAGATGTGGCACTTCTTTCCTTGTGTCTGGGTGGCATCAATACAGTGGACCTCTACTTGATGAAGAAGACCGACTATCGGGATGGCATCATCTGCTACAAACGAGCCAAGACCCGTCACAGCCGCAAAGATGAAGCCTACATCGAAATGCGGGTGGAACCCTTCATTCAGGCTACCTTTGACAAATACCTTTCTACCGATGAAAACGATGAATACCTTTTCGTATTTCACAGCCGTTTCACGGATTCCGACAGCTTCAATGCAGGTGTAAACATCGGTATCAGAAGAATTTGTACGGACATGGGAATGAAGAAGGAAGACTTCTACCATTTCTATACCTTCCGTCACACTTGGGCGACCATCGCACAGAATGACTGTGATGCCAATCTGTATGAAGTGGCCTTCGGTATGAACCATAGCCATGGTATGAATGTGACTCGTGGTTATGTGAAGATAGACTTCTCACCTGCCTGGAGGCTGAATGCCAAGGTAATAGACTTCATCTTCTTCAGCACCAAGAAGAGTAAGCAGGGAAAGGCAAAGGATCTTGGTGCGCCACAGGACAAGATGTTCCGCATTTCACCCAAGATGATGATCTATGCCCGTGCCTATTTCAAAGGTGAAGTGATTGCTGAGTTGACCGACATCGGGTTCAGCAACGTCGATGAAGTCATTGACAAGCTTGTGCCGATGTTGCGCAAGGACATACCCGACGGCTGTAATGTTCAATTCCGTCTGACGAATTGTGATTCTCAAAAAGAAGCTGTGTATGAACGCAGTAAAGGAAAAGGATTTTAAGTAAGATGTGTTGTTATGTGGAAAGCCATCCATTTCATTGCCTCAAATGAAATGGATGGCTTTTGCGTAGAACTATGTTTGATGGGACTTACCCCTTGGGCTTTTGGTAAGGTTATGTAGCATTTAACCAGAGGGAAAACACTTGTTCCTTCCCCATAAGCCACACTACCCTTTGCGGTTAAGTGCAGCTCGTTTGACCTCCGGCTACCTGGCTTTATTTCGGCGGTGGAGAGGAACGCAGACTGGCAAAGACCAACACGGCGACAAACACCAACAGCTTCCATAGCAGGACAAAGGCATGTTTCAACAGCCACACCGCCAACTGAATCAGATTAATGGCAAGCCACAGACCCAGCTTCAGCACGATGCAGAACACGAACACCACCGGTACCAGATATATGAAGAATAACAGTAAAACCATAACATACATTTTAAGTGATTGACTACCCGTATATAGGGTGTTATCTATACTCAAATATACTAATAATCAACGAGATAAGGAAATTTTCCAGTCTCTTTTTTATGTATTTTGGGTCACTTTTTCACCTGGTTCTCAGGCTGTTTCAACCTCCAAACCAAGGTGCAGACAACAGCGAAACATCGGTAGCATGAACATTCATGCAGTCGTTCTTCCGTCAATGCTTCAAATGCACTTGGTCCAACAAAAAGATAACAAAAAATGTTTGACCACATGTTGGACCAACTTCTTTTCCCTCTCGTTCTTTGACCATCGTTCGCAAGCGCCCAAAATCCTTTTCCCTTGAAGTATGATACATCAGCGCAAGGTACATGACGCGACGGTTTGCCGATGAACATCTATATGCTTTGAGAGTTTCATGAACCAAGAGTTCAAGGGACTTTCAGAATGGGCAAACCCGAACACGCTTGTTTGCCTATACCTATATATAGATTGCTTCGTTCGTTCCAACTTGAGAATATCTGTTCTGATGTCGGAGCCATCAAGCTACGCAGATGGACTGTACCACGGAAACAAAGCTGCAGGTACATCCATTTCTTTGTAAGCAGCATCAATGTAACTTATATTCCGTAGAGCTGATGACCGCTGTCGCAAATTAACCTTGGAGAATGTATCTCACGAATGTCATCCTCTGCTGACCAATCCCCAATGTATGTTGAACCGACAACCCCCGTAACCGGGGTTCCATGGTGCAGACGACCCGCATTTCATAGTACGCGGAAAGCCTGGTAATCAAGTAAGTTGTACAGAAGATTTCTCCAAAGAATGATGTTGTGCATTTTTGTTCTTCGCAAAATTTTGCGGTAATTTGGGTCGAGAAATACCCGGGGAGCCTTCGAACTGCGTTGCATATGGAGCCAAGCAAGTTGTACCCTTGTCATTACAAAACAAGTTTTGTCCTCACAAGGGTCACTTGCCGACTGCCGTGCAGCGGAGCGATGTGCATCGCTGTTTCGCTTCGCGAAAGAGGTGTCCGGGAATCCGAACAACTAAAGTCAAGGCATATGAAGAACCAGCGTACCAAAGTATTTCAGTTACGGCTTACCTCCGATGAACTGTTGAATCTGAAGGAAAAAGCCGTTCCTTACCAGTCTGTGAGCAACTATATCCGGCAGGCCGTGCAGGAATTTACCCATGTGGATGTCAGACAGCAGATTGAGATGATGCAGGACTTGCGAGCATTTTACCGGAAGTTCCAGAACGAATTGTCCTGGGCAGGCAGTAACTTGAATCAGTCGGTCAAGCGGGCCAACGAACTGGCGGTCGCCGGACTGCTGGCACCCAGTTATGTGTATGAGGTCCTGCTTCCTTCGATTCAGGATATGCAGGACACCTTGAACAAGCTGAAGGAGGATCTTGAATTGCTGCACCGAAACTCACGGCTGATGCGGTAAGCACATTCACCATTCAGCGATATGGCATACCTGGAACCTTGGAGCCTCCCGATTGGGCATCCGAGGTTTCGTGTTTTTTAGCCCCCAATTCCTTGTTTCACGAATCACCCAACAAATGAACATACCATGATAGCAACCATCCTTCCCGGAAGCGCCGACTTCCATGCCGTCGGCTACAACGAACACAAGGTCTTTAAAGGAGTGGCCACCCTGCTGGAGATGCGGAACTTCGGTGGACTGGACGCTTCGGAACATCCGACCGCCAAACAGCTGGTGCAGTTCCTCCAGCTCTATAGTTCCCAGAACAGCCGGATTCAGAAACCTCAGTTCCATGTAGCCATCTCCTGCAAGGGCCACGAGATGACGGAACAGCAGTTACTTGATTTCGCGCACCAGTATCTGCAGGAAATGGGGTATGCCGAATCCGGACAACCCTGGCTCATCTATGCGCATCACGATACAGACAACACTCACTTGCACATTGTGACTTCGAGAGTGGCGCCCGACGGTCGCAAGATACAGCACGACCATGAACGCAGGCGCTCGCAGGTGGTTATTGACAAGATACTTGGAACCGACAGAACACAAAAGACAGAGAAAGACATCGAGGCCGCCAAGCAGTACAGTTTCTCCTCCTTTGCCCAGTTCAAGGCCGTGATGGGAACCATGGGCTATGAAGTTTTCCAGAAAGACGGGAACGTCTTCGTCAAGCAAGGCGGCCGAATCCAAAAGAAACTCCCCCTGACAGAGATTGAAGTTCTATATAAGAAAGGTTATCAGGACAAGGCACGCAATCGCCAGCTGAGAGCCTGCCTGAAGAAATACCGGGATGTATGCGCCAATAAGGAAGAACTGCAGAAGGAAATGAAGAAGAATTTCGGCGTGGATGTGGTCTTCTTCGGCAAGAAAGACAAACCCTACGGCTACATGCTGATTGACCATGCCAACAAGACCGTCATTCATGGTGCCCGGGTTCTAGCCGTAGAAGAACTCCTCGACTTTGCTACTCCCGAACAACGCTTTGATCGGATTGAAGCCTACATTGGCCAGTTACTCCAGCTGAACCCCAAGATAACCCAGGGAGAAATCTTCCAGAAACTCAAGAAACAGCATGCCTATATAAAGAAAGGTGTCATCTTCTACGACGGCCAGTCCCGACCTCTTCCGGAAGAAATGGCAGCAGCCATCAACCGCAACAACCGCATCAGCTTCATCGAGAAGTTCCGTCCGCAGAATGAAGCCGAAGTGGAACTGCTGTGCAAGGCTTTCAAGGTGGACCGCCCGGATATGGTAAGCATCTCCACGGAGCGTCCTCCCAAGTATGCCGATTCCGTCAGCCGCCTGCATGAAATCTTCAGTGATTCCGAAGTGAAGTCCCCCCGCAGCGCCATGTACCAGGAAGGCTTCATCATCCGTCAGGTCGATGATACCTACTATGCCATCAACTTCAAGGAACATATCCTGATCAACCTGAATGAAGAAGGCTTCGATGTGGAACGGGTGAAGAAGAAATCCAAGAAGCCAAAGCGCCAGGGAGTGCCGTTCAAGAAGTCCAAGAAGAAGACGCTCAATCCAGTCAAGAGTTTGCAGCGGAAGTCGCATCAAGGACTGGGCAAACTCCGGAAAGAAGGTGTCGGCAGCCACAGCGCCAACCGTGAATGGGAAGTCGGCAAGAAGACCAACTACGACGAAGTGGACAACGGCCACTCCATGAAATGGTAAATGAATGATGGACAGATGATTGAATATTGTTTGATTGAAGGAAATCTTCGCATTTTCAGTTTCATGGGACTACCTTCTGTAATCTTTTCGGGCATATAGACAGAAAAACTCCGGTAAAACAGCTCAAAATACAAAAGTTTGCCCGATTCCCTGCACACTGATGTTGTGCATTTAGGTTATCAATATCCTGGAATTTATTTTTGCTTCCGATTTAATTCAGACGAAAAACAACATGATACAGACACCTGTCATAGTAACCTTTGCCAACCAGAAGGGAGGTGTCGGAAAAACCTCCCTTTGCGTAACCTTCGCCAATTACCTGGTGACGAAAGGCGTCCGTGTGGTCGTTATCGACTGCGACTTCCAGCACTCCATCATGAAGTGCCGCAAGTCAGACATCAAGCGCTACGGAGAAGAACTCATCCCCTATGAAGTATGGTCCTACGAAGTCAACGACAACAATGCCATGACCTCGCTGGTCGAGAAACTCCATAACGACCCGGAGATAGACGTGGCGCTGATGGACTCACCGGGCAGCCTGATGGCCAACGGACTGGTGCCGATGTTTGTCAACTCCGACATCATCGTTGTGCCTTTTCACTATGACCTGGTAACGGTTCCCTCCACCGCCAGCTTCCTGATGTTTTTGGATCGGCTCCGTAAAATGGTCGGTGCAAAGATGAAAGCCCGGCTCTTCATTGTACCCAATCAGCATGATCTCCGTGTGGGCAGGCGCTCGGAACTCCTCCTTTGGGACAACACCCGGGAAACCTTTTCCAACTACGGGTATGTCACCGCCAAGATTCCCAAACGGGCAGACATGGAAAGGTTCAGTACCATTGCAGGTCTGGATATGGCCTTGCCGATAGCAGCCCAAGTTTTTGACAAGCTGTATTCCTGCATCTTCGACACCCTGGACCCTCTGCGGGAAGTGGAACTCTCCGGCATCCAGCTCACGGAAAACCTCTATCCCAAGAGCGGAAAGAAAAAGTATCAGGCCGCCGCCACATCCATCGCCCTGTCCGAGGACGCAGCAGAAGATGAAAGTGAAGCAGCAGAGCCAGACGATAATCAACTCAATCAGTAACCATCAAAATAGCATTGCGTATGAAAAATGACATTCCGGCATTGGATGACCTTATGCAAGGCATCAATGACCCCGACATCATTCTGGCAGACGAATCGCCCGATATGTTGGAACCCACACCCCAATCTCACAAGGAGGAAACAACGGAAGAGAACACCGAAGCAGTCCTTTCTCCTCAGGTTGAACAGGAAAGATACTGGAACGACTTCCTGAAACATCTGGAAGCCTCCGATGAACAGAACGACAAGAGCGAAAGGCTGGTCTGCAGGCTGGACCGCGACCTGGCAGACTCACTCGACGACTGTGTCATCTACAACCGTAGCCGCTCCGACATGGTCAATGCCATCGTCCGCTCCTTCTTCGATGCCTACCTGCCGCAGCTGGCCCAGTTTCGCAGGGAAAAGAAATCATTGTTTACCAACTTCAATCAGCAAGCCTATGAGAAAGAGAAGAACTAACTGGACCGAACAGAAAATAGCCCTGCTCGTCCAGCTGTATCCCATCGAAACCACACCCCACACGGCACAGGTGCTGGATATGAGCGAACGCTCCGTGAAGATGAAGGCACGTCAGCTGGGGCTCAAGAAGATGGAAAAAACCCGTTGGCTCGAACGTGCAGACTACATACGCAACCACTTCGGGCACCGCTCCTTTGCCGAAATCGGAAAGGATCTCGGTGTGTCCAGAGAATATGTGCGGAGAATTGCCGCCAATATGGGCTTGAAGCGTACCCCATCGGAAGACTTCAACCTCTTTTCAAGGATTCACACCGACATCATGCGTCGGGAAAGACGCAGGGTCATCTTTGGGCTGAGTCCCATCACCCGCATTAAGGTTGTGTCCAACCGGGCCCGAGTCCGCCTCCGTTCCTGGCTCAGGTCACAGGGCTATGTGGCCGGAGAGGAATACGGCATACTCTACTATCCCGATCATATCCGTCGAATCAAGGAATCGGAAATGAGAGGCGCCAAACTGGGATTCCGTTTCCTGCCTTTTCCGGTCGAAGCCACGGTGGTATTGTCTAACCTGCTATAAAGAATCAATCATGACCTATGGACAAATAATCTCGATCCTCTTTGTGGCGCTGTTATGCTACTATGCCTTCTTGATTGTGATGGACATCCAGCGAGCCAAGGCAGCGGAAGCGGCAGAACAAGATAACCATGTAGAGGAGGATATAGACATATCGGACGAAGCCCAGTCTTTCCGACCTCACAAGGTGAGTCGGGAGGAACCGAAGAAAGAAGAGGAAAAGAAAGAAGATTCTCCAAGCGAGAATGCTTCTGAAAACAGTCAGCATGACGATGCTTCTCCAACTCAATCGGATGCCGATACTTCACAGGAATGGAAAGAAGAAACCGAAGATGAACAAGAGGAATCAGACAATTCTGAAGATGTGTACAATGAAATTGAATCTGGTACTACAACTCCTTCACAGGCAACTGAATCGGATAACGAACAGGAAGCAGCTTCTTCCCAATCTTCTGATGATGAAACGACCGAGGGAACTGCTGAAGAAGAATCTGAAAAACCTTCTGGCGAACAAGCATCCGAAGAAAGTACCGATGACGACCAACCCTACCGCTCACCGACCTATCGAGAAGCCATCCTGACAGACGGCATTTTGGTGGATGACATCTTCAAAGCCATCGACCAGTTGGCCGAAACCGGTGAATGTGACCTGGGTACCATTATCTATCACTGCGAAAGCATGCGATATGCCGGGTAATACACCCGATACTACTTGGACGAAAGTCCACCGTTCCTTTAGCGACCTCTGATACTTGAATGACCTCTGTTTCTTTGGCGACCTCTGTTCCTTTGGCGATGAAATCCATTATCAAAGAAATATACAATGAAACAACTCAATCAACTCGTATGCGGAAACGAAAGCATCTTCCGCTCTATCCAGCGTTCTTCTGAAAAAGCAGTCAACCGCCTTATGGCCTGCAGTGTGGTACAGAAATGCCTCATGTTCATCTTTGCCCTTACGGTATCGGTCGGTGAAGCGATGGCAGGCAGCAAGGGAGCCGCAGGCTTTACCAAAGCCACCCAGGAA